GAGGAACGCGGGGCCTATGTGACCATGCTTGCCATGATGTGGTCGAAGGGCCGCGGCCTGCGCGACGATAACCAGTGGCTTGCGCGCATGTGCAATGTATCCACCCGCAAGTTCGGCATCATCAAGAACAGCCTGATCGAGCTGGGCAAAATTGCCGTTGTTGACGGGCTTATCGTTAATTATCGGGCCCTAGAAACGCATGAAAATGCAAGAAAAAGCCGAGAAACTGCGATTGAAAACGGCAGTAAAGGCGGAAAAAAACGCGCTGAAAATATGGCGAAAACGGCAGGAAACAGCCAATCTGACCCTAGCGACCCTAGAGATCCAGCTTCAAGCAGCCAGAACCAGAGCCAGAACCAGTTATCTCAGGTTAGCTCTGTATCTTCTACCCAGCCCCATACTGATACACTGAAACCTACATCAGCCAGCAGCGGGCGGGCTCATATGAATTTCATGACGCTCGGATGTGAACTGCAGGAAATTGCAGCACTGCCGAGCAACATTTCCTTTGTGCCGGTGCGCCAGTGGCTGGAAGCAGGCATTGATGAGGGACTGATACGCCGCGTGGTGGAGAATAAAGCGAGCAGCCAGCTTGCCGCGGGCCAGCCCATCCGGTCGTTCAACTACTTCAAAGAAGCAATCCTTGAGGCCCATGCAATGGCAACCGGCAAGCCGCAACTGCGTGTCGTTGGCAGCCAGCTTGCGGAAAAGCCCGATGATTGGAAAGACGAGGACGAAAACAGTGAATTCTGAATGCACGATTCACGGCCCTTTTAAGGTCAGCCGATGGTTGGCCAATCAGGACCACATCACGAACAAGTGCCCCGTATGTGGCGGCTTGATCATTGCGCAGGTTCCCGCCAGGTACGCGCACGCAACCATCGCAGACTTTGAGCAAGAGGTCCAAGACAAGGCCGTGAAGTATCTGCGCGACCACCCAAAGGGCAATCTACTGCTTCTGGGCCCCACAGGTACAGGCAAGACGCACTTGGCCGCTGCCATTGCAGCAGAGGCAATCAAGATGGGTGTGCAGCCTTACTATACGCAGGCGCTGGCAGCATCCAACCGCATCATTGCCGAGAAGACCTCTCAGCAGTTCATCGACAAGCCGTTCCTGATCGTGGATGAGATCGGGCGCCAATACAACACCAGCGCAGAGAGCCTACGCCTCTTTGATCTGGTGAATGGCCGCTACAACGCCATGCGCCCCACCGTCTTTATCGGGAACCTCAAACAAGACCAATTCAAGGAAGCTGTTGGCGAGGCGATCGCTGACCGGATCCGCGAAGACCATGTGAAAATCTTCCTGACCGGGGAGAGCAGACGCAAGGCTGCCAAAGCGGCAGCATAACGGGGGAAACACCATGAGCATTGAAGTATGGGCGGCACTGACGATCGCCGTGTTTGTAGGGCTAGCGGCAATGGCCTGTTGGATCACGTACCAGCTGGGCCGGTGGAAAGGAAAAGACGAGGGCGTCTACCTTGGCCGCTGGCAGATGCAGCAGGAAATGAAAACGCAGGAGCTGCACCATGGCTGATTTGTGTGATCAAGCAAGCGCCCTTGAGCAAACCCTGCGCGACAAGGGTATCGAGGCAGCCCGCGCTGCCAACATTGGCGAAAAACCGCTGAGTGATGACTGCATTGATTGCGGCGATCAGATCCCGGAAGCCCGCAGGAAGGCCAAGCCAACGGCAAAGCGCTGTATCGACTGCCAGACATACCACGAAAGGAATTTCGCTTAATGCTGACACCGTTGGAGGGTCAAGTGATCGGCTACCTGGGCGACTTCCTTGAGCATGAGGGGCATGCGCCAAGCTTCGAGCAGATCGCAGCACAAATGGGCGCAAAGTCGAAATCCAGCGCACACAAGATCATTCACCAACTGGAAGAAAAAGGGCTGATCTTGCTGCCGGTAAACCGCCGCAGAGCGCTCAACCTGACCGAAGACGGTTGGGTATGGGCCCGGCGCAACAAACCAAAGGACACAGAGTGATGATGAAGCGCAAGGAATTGCACGCACTACAGGACAAGTTACTGAAAGCCCGGGAAGATGGCCGGACATTTGCCCAGCTGGCGGAAGACGCTGGCCGCGATGAAGAAAATGTTCGCTTCCTTGTCCAAGCTGCCCGCTCCCGCAGAGCCATGCGGAAGAAGATCAAGCGAGACAAGGCTAGGGAGAAGCACCAAGCCCTCCGCGAAGAAGATGAGAATTACCGCAAGGAATATGCAGCTTTGGCCGCACGGGAGCGCAGGCGATCGAATGAAACGCCGGAACAGCGGGCAGACCGCCTGACGCGAGGGTTTCTGACCCGCGCCGGTCGTTGCTTCACCGGCCATCCGTTCGCTTGCCAGGTATATCTCAAGGAACAGGGGCTGTCTGCTGCACAGGCAGCAGCATAACAGGGCAGGGGAGAGGCACTTGAGCTTGAACAAGCTACTGAAACGGGCAACGAGTTTGGCATGTGAGGATATTGCCAAAGAAATGGGCATGTCATTCGACCAAGCGGTCTATCTGAAAAGCCAAGCCGAAAAACGCGAAGGTGAGCGCGTCCGGATCCGCAACAAGGAACAAGGCGCGCGACCAAACACGGACCGGGGCACCAAAGGCACCCGCAAGTACCGTAGAGCTTGTGCGATTTTCCGCATGCTCAAGGGCGGCAATATCACAGCGCAGGAGTATGCAGCAGCTGCAGCGATCGTGCGCGGCTACCGCCTCAAGACGGGCGACGTGAGCTACCGTCAGTTCCGCTACGAGGAAAGTAACGGCGGCGGTTGGTCTGACTATGAGCGCCTTTCTGATGTGATGGCCGAGATCCGGTACGTTGCCTGGACGGACGAGCTCAGGCGCCGAAAGATCCCATTCAACCTCTGCAGGGACGTGATTATCGAGGGCATCCCACTCAGGGAAGCCGAGGACACACACGGCCTTAAGCACGGCACAGCAGCTGAGCGGATTCGTGACGCCCTGGGCCTTTACTGCCGCCTGCAGCTGCCAACAAACGCCCCTCAGCGGCTTGACACAATTTGACAACCTTAAAAGGGAAAACCCGACGTGACCGATGAAAACAGTGAAACCGTTGAAAATGAAGGCCCAGAGCCGTTCATCCGCGTGTCTGCCGTCACCATTATTGCGAACGCGATTATTGATGCCGTCAGAGACGTTGTTGAAGAAGAAACCAACCACGGCGAGATCGGCGCGGCCTTCGCTGCTGCCGCAGTCCAGCTTGACAAATCGCAGGGCGAGGACGGCGCCATACTGCACACCCTCCGCATTGCAATGATCGAAGGCATACCTGAAAGCGCGCTCATTCGGTCAGCGCCGCCTGCAGAGCCTGCAGTAGAGGTGGAGCTGCCGGAATGACCACTAAAGCGGATGATTTGCTCATCGAGAAGGCAAAGGATCTGGTGGCTAAAGAGCTGCAAGCTGCTTGGCGCCGCGGCGTAGGGGCGGGGCTGGAAATGGCCCTAGATATGGCCGAGGCATACGCCAACAGCCCATTCGACATTGAAGAATACATGCAGGCCCTGCGGGGGTTCCGCGACTTGGCCCTAAACGGAAAGGAAGAAGAATGAACCACGAACAAGCAACCGTGCGCCCGGAAGTGGTAACGGATCTGGGCAACAAGATCCTGCTCAAGATCAACCAGTTTTCGAAGCGCCGCAAAGATGAAGCTCTCAGCCTGGCCGAGATCGGCGCGGCAATGGTGGCGGCAGCCAACACGATCGACACACAGCGCGGCGATTGGGTGTTGATACCGGTCCTGTCTGAGCTGCTGACAGATCCACACATGCGCGAGGTCGCGCTTGAGCGGTACGCGCAGGATGAAAAGCACGGCGGCGAAGAAAATGACGATCGCAACACCTTTGAGGACTGGTTCAAGTTCATTGACGACAAGCTGGAAAAGGCTGGCGATGCGATCGTGTCGTTAAACGGCACGGATCTGCCAGAATATCGCCGCCGCATGGTGCAGGTGGCCGCTCTGGCCGTCGCAGCTGTTGAAAGTCTTGATCGGCAGGTACAGCAAGCCGTGGAAGCGGCGCGAGCGGCACAGGACACGTCAGAAGGCGCCAATTACACCCAAGCAGAGGAAGCAGCCTGCCGCAACCGGTGTGCAGGGTTTGGCGATCCGCCATGCTTCACACTGCCGGGCGAGAACCCGCCTTGCGCCGAGTGTAAGGAGTAGGCCGCTTGAGGATCCGCTGCAGCTTCAACTTTAGGATCTGGTGCCGTGTGCGCCGGGTCCGTAAGCAGCGCTGGCATAACTGGTTCGCGTGGCGCCCTGTGCGTGTATCCGCGACCGAATGCCGGTGGCTTGAAGCCGTCAGGCGCAAAGGGAAGCGGTCATTCACCTACCCCGATGGCGTCTGGGTCTGGCGATACCAATACAAACCGATGGAGGGCGCATGACACACCATCACAAACTACGAGCATTAGCCGATCACCTACACCAAGGGGGCGAGTGCGACGACGAAGACGCCTTCGACTTGGATGAAGCGGCGGCATATATGGACAAGATCGAAGCAAGCAACGCTGGCTTGCGACGCCAACTTCGGGAATGTCGGAAGCAGTTAAAAGCCGTAACGGCGCGACTTGAAGAGAAGGGGGCGCCGAATGACTAAAGTACAGGCACTATTCGTTGGCGGTGAGTTGCACGGGCGGCAAGAGGTGCTGCCGTCCAAGCTGCAGGATTTCGTTGCCCACTGGCCTGAAAAAGCGCCGCCCGAGGTCGGGGCTGATGCGCCAGTAACATCCAAAATCAGCCACTACCGGCTGCAGGCCGACTACCGAGACTTTGCACTGTATGCGCCCATTCGTATGCCGATAGAGAATGTAGTGGCGGCGCTCTTGCGGTGGGTTGTGGAAAGGCAGTCAGTCAGCCCTTTCAATTTGGAAGTGCTGCAGGCGCACAAAGACACGCACGACATGGACGCGGCTATGTACCAGCAGATTTGGCAAAACCTGCGACCCGACGAAGATGAACACCGCGTCATGGTCGGCGCCCTCCGCGGGGCAAGTATTAACGGCATTGGTGCGGCGTTAGGAGGGCGAGAGCTGCAGGCTGACGAGATTTATTGCGCAGACCCAACTGAGGGCAGTGAGGAAAACCTGTTCAAGCGATACGGGCCGCGGGTCAAGGAAACGATCGAAGACGTGGACAGGATGCTGAAATATGGCGAGGAAAAGCATGGAAAGAAGTGAAATATTGAAAGTAACGGTTGAGGCTGGCTTCACCGATGACGGCAAGATCATGACGCGCACGGTATGGCCAGGCCAGCAAGCGCAGACAATGGCCTATCAGGTACTGGATACGCAGGAGAAGGCCGTCAGGCAGGCGCTGGTTCAGATGGGTTGGGCGCCACCGGGGCGGAATCCGAGGGAGATCGAACAATCTGACCTTGATATTTTGATAGGTCGCATCGCCCGCGAAGCACACCGGCAGTTTTCAGAGCGGCGCGTAAACGATCCTGCAAAGCATGTGTTGAGACTGTTTGTCGAGGATTTGACCAAGGTTGGTATTCTATCAGTCATCCATGAGCCGCGAACCAAAGGTGAACGAACGGATCCTTTGACCCGTATTGACCCTGCGGGACGGTAAGAAGATAATGCTTGGCATGATCTGACAATTGCGAATTGGCCAGATCCTTCCATCACTGTTTGGTCACAGTTGCGCGCGACAGCCCACCCCCATCGGTGCTGTCGCGCTACTTTTTTGAGCTTCAACCCCCGGAGAACGCAATGTTTACCTTTCCATCAAGCCCCCATTCAGCGGGTGGGGAGTTGGACGCTGTTGAGCGCGTGCTGGTTACGGCTGCGGATATTGTAGGCTGCTGCCTCTCGGCGCCAGTAATCGACACCCTAGGCAAGCACACGTTTGACGGGGTGAATGGTAAGAGCTGGCAGATGGAGCCTTTGAATACAGTAGGCCGGGGCGCCTATGGGCCTATGCCTAAAGTGAAGCCGATCGTGCTACAGGCCGACGCGCTGACCATCTTCGATTGCAGTGACCCTGTGACCACGCCGATGTGGATGAATTTCGACAACGCCGCCGCGCAGGGTATTCTGGCGCGCACCGGCACGCTTGGGGGTGTAGCGCACGCATGCACCACTTTCCTTGATGGCATTATGTATGTCGGCAACAACGGCGCGAACGGCGCTGGCTTGTATCGGGTTGATTTCATCAATGACCAAGCCGATACCATCTACACAAGTAACAGTGCGGCTTATGCCGGTGATATTTCTGAGCGGAACACTGGCGCAGGCTTCACCGCTGATGCAACGCTGCCGGTCATTGTGCATGAAAAGGTCAACGATGTGGCCGCGACAGTGCTGCCTGGCGCTGAAATGGATGAAAGCCGGGAGCTGCCGTATCAAACTGTGGCGGTAGCTACCGCGGGCGGGCTGTCTGTGATCAACCCTACCGGGACGAGAGCCGACAAGGACAAGGTGGTAAACATCACCGGTCAGGTCAGCGAAATTCTACATGTGGATTTCACTGCGGATAGTCGCCTTGTCGCAACCGGGAAATACTCGAACCAAATACAGATCTTTGACATCCCGGAAACGGACATTGCCGAAACGGCCTATGCCGAACAGTACAATTATGCGACAGCGCCATCAATCAAAGGCGGGCCGGGGGCTTCGAATGACAAAGTGGTTGGTTTGGTCGCCACAGAAACTGATGCGGTGCTTTTGGCCACAGATGATGTCAATGGCAATGGTGGCTTCACTGCGCTGTTCCGCGAACCTGATGCACCTACTACCGGCATGGTCTTTCATCTGACCAATGACTATGCGTCCGGCTGCATTGTGGGCGATACCACTTACTGCCTGATGGCCGACACTTCCACAGGGTCAGTAACAGCCGCGCAGCCCATCAACAACGACGGGTTTGACGTTGACTTAACCAATTGGACCGTTGACCTCAACGGCTCAGATGGGGGCAGCGTATCGGTTGTTGCAGGTCAACTTGTCATTCAGCAAGGCGCCAATTCCGTCTGGATGGGTGTTTTTCAGACCATAGACGTTACCGGCATAGATACCTTGCAACTGTCTGTTGATCGGGTAGCCAAAACAGCCGCCAGCAATGCCCTGCGCGTCGGCCTACATACCGTTTCTGCATTCGCCACTGCCCCAGACCTGGGTTTCATCCAATCATCGGTCGTAGAGGTTGCCAAAAAGACATTTGACGTGTCGGGACTGAACAGCGTCACCGTCGTGATTGCAGAAGGCTCGGTGGCTGGTGGGTCTTCCACAATGGAATATGCGAGGGCAGACGCGGTTATCCGTGATCACAGCGGTAACGAAAGCGCTGCCGTGATCACGGGCGCACTGACCAAGGCCGCAGTAGCTGCAGGCGCTGAGGCTGTCGCCTACGGTCCGTTTGATGACGGTAACTTCCCTTACATTCCGCACTCGTCTGACCTTGAGTATGGTACAGGGGATTTTTGGCACAAGGTATCGGTGAAAACGGATGAAGTAACAGGCGTTCTTGCCTCGTATGATGACGGAACAACCCGCGCTTGGGTGCTGTCCGTCTACACTGTGGGGTGGCTCAAGTTTAAGGTGGCCAGCGCCGATATAAACGCTTATGTGCCCATCAATGACGGCAATTGGCATCGGGTGGTGGTAGGCCGCAAATCCGGGATTGGCTATGTCTATTTTGACGGCAAACTGGTGGCGTCTGGTGCAGCTGCAGGCAATGTGTCGCTGGCAAACGCCATCCTGCGCTTCGGGTCTGATCCGATCGGTGGCCTTGGAACGCTGGATCAAGGGGCTATGGCCTTCATTGCAGGTGGCTCAGGGTGCCCGACAGCGGATCAGGTCCAACTGATGGACCAGCTAGAGGCAGGCATGTTTAAGCCAGGCGGCACTGCCAGCCTTGGAACAACATCACCCATTTCCGCGATTGCTCAGGATGCCAGCAAGTCACGCTTCTATGTGGGCACTGCAGGATCCGGCGTGATCGTTCTGGATGCTCGCACGCTGCAGGTTCTGGAGGTGATCGACACAAACAACAGCGCCATCACCTCGAACACCATAACGGCACTTGATGCCGCAAACGGTGATCTGCTGATCACGACGGCTGCGGAGGCGCTTATCCGGATGCCGTCTTACCGTCTTCGGGAGATAGTCGCATGCGCATAACTGAAAACAATATGGGCCTGTTTCTGCGGGGCCTTGAGTGGGTGGGTAAGCGTTTCAAGTTTAGCCAGCCTTTCGCCTTTGGTCGCGAAGTAACCGCGGAAGCAAAGCTTTCCGTGGGTACTACCATCAACATGCACCTACATACGTCACTGCCAGATGCTGCAGACGCTGCTTACGGGCCAAACTGCATGATCCTCTATGACGACGGCGTAACCCGAAAACTGCTTATCTCTGACGACGCTTACGATTGGCGCGTCTTTGCGACAGAAGGAGCGATTGAAATTGGCTAGTAATAACGACACGATCGGCGGCGTCGAAGTGGGGCTTGAAACCAAGACCATCGTTGAAATGACGCTGGATGAAAAACTGACCTTGGTAGCTGGGCTTGATGATGGCCGGCGCCAAAAGTTGAACGGCGAAATGCTATCCGTTGTGAAGGCGCTATCCCGCCTTCCTGACCGCGTGGCCGATATTGAGGCGGGCATCCAGCTTTATGCCACCTCGCCTTATGTATCCGCGGAAGACGTTGCAGAGCTGCGCCGGGTGGCAGGGGTTCTTTACGCTGAACAAGTGAAACCGCTTATGGATCTGCTGGATTCTCGCTGCCTTGCCAGTGTGATCCTGCCGGATTCCTTTGGCGCCAACAATGATGTGGTTGTGCCTTAACGGCACGCTAGGGGAGTTGAAGCATGGCCGATAACGTCAGAATTGAGTGGGTGAAGGCCCTTCCGGCAGAGAATGGCAGCGTGGTCGGCGCCAAGCCAATGTCCTATGGCGATGAGGCCTTCGACACATTGGCAGCCAGCCAGTCTCAGGTATCATCTGTTGCAGTGCCGCCAGGCGCACGTTTCGCGCTTATCACGGCACTTTCCTGCGATGTTGTGGCTCGCGTGGCTACGGCGTTTGGCGCGGAAACGACTGGCGCCCTCTGCCTGAACCGCGCGCCGCGCATGCTGCCGGTACAAGGCGGCACCACCATCAACTTCAAGATGCTTTAACGGTCTGACGGACCTGCAGGCACTGACCCCACCCCCCAGAAAGAAGGTAAAATACTGATGCTTAAGGCGAGCGATATTCTGGCGTCTGCCGTTGGCAGCTCGTTGGTTGGCAATGTCGGCTTCCTAGACTTTACTGTCGTGGAGTTCACGGGTGCCGGTGTTCATACCTGGACGCCGCCCGCTGGCGTTACAGAGGTGTTTGTGGCCGTTGGTGGGGCGGGTGGATCCGGTGGTCAATCGCGCAACAACACAGGCGGCAAGGCGAACACGGGCGGCGGCGGCGGCGGTTGCGCTGGTGGCCTCATGGCGGTAACGCCGGGCAATGACCTGACCATCACGCTTGGCGCAGGCGGCGTCACTTCGGGGTCTGAAACAACTGACGGCATAGCGGGCGGCGCGTCTTCCATTACAGGCTTTGATGGCGCCCTGACCTTGAGCGCGACTGGTGGCTTGGGTGGCTTGGGCGGTGCTACGGTTTCAACCACAAACTACGCAGCTGGCGGTACTGGATCGGGGGGCGACTTCCAGTTCACAGGTGGCCGCAGTGGGTATGCGAACAACACCTTCACGGCCACAGGTGGCGGGGCAGCCGCTACCATCTTTGGCGATGGCGGCAACGGCGGTGACGCTGACCTGCAATACCATGGCACTGGTGGCGGTGCGCCCAAGCTTGGGCATGCTGCCGCTGACGGGGAACTTGGCGCTGGCTTCGCGAATATTGGCGGCAGCCGCTACCCTGGCATCCTTGTGCCCAGCGTGGCGTCTATTGACCCTTACACGCTTGAAGTAACACATTTCTCAACCGGGATCTTTGCCGTTGAGCCAGTGGCAAACATCGGCAGCGATGTCGGGCTTACCGTGGGTGTGGGCGGATCACATGATCTTGGCGGAGGCACTGGCAAGGTAAGTGACACAGGGACTGCGGATGATGGCGGCAATGGCGGCGCGTTCGGCGGCGGTGGCGGCGGCGTTTCATATAGCACTGCTTCGTCAAAAACAAATGGTGGTCTTGGTGGCCATGGTGCTGGTGGTGCCGCTGCCCATAACTGGTCAGGCGGCGGTCAGGCTTCCGCTGGCGACGGTGGCGACGGCTGGGCCATGATCGCCTATCGCACCACAGACGGCAGCGCGGCCCTCAAGGGCACCACCCTGACACTACCTGCAGCATAGGAGACGGGCATTGACGACTTTTGCACGCATTGAAAGCGGGATTGCCTTTGATCCCGTGGTGGCAGCTTCCGCTGAGGCTGCCAAGGCAATCTTTGGCCCGATCGCGGATGCGTGGGTGTTTACCCTGGTCCCAGACGGGACCAAGCACGGCGCCCGAGACAATGGCGACGGCACCTTTACCAACCCGATCCCTCGCGCGGTTGAGCCAACCTATTCTTCGCTGTCGAAGGTTCAGTTTCAGGATTTGTGCGTGGTGCAGCTGGGCGGCGACGCCACAGGCCGGGCGCGATATGTGTCTGTAATGAACCAGATCAAGGCGTCCACCAATCCTGACACAGCCTTCTCGTATGAGCGCTATCTGGCCGCAAACGCCTTGGAGCGCGATGACGTGGCTGTGTTTCTGACGCTGCTGGTGGCAGATCCCCAGAATGACCTTACGGAGCAGGAAAAGGATCTGATCATCGCCAGTTGGCCTGCCAGCACCGGCTGATTGAGGCAACGGTAACACGCGAAAATGTCAGAACAGACCGTAGAGCAAATGCGCATGGATGGGGAGAAGGCCCTGTTCATTGATAAGCTTGCGCACGGCTACACTGTGACAGGGGCTGCCCGGGCAATCGAAAAGACACGGCAGCGGGTCTACCAGTGGCGCGATGAGGATCCAGAGTTCCGGACTGCCTGGAAGGAAGCGAAGCAGGAAGGAATTGACACTCTGCAGGATGAGGCTAGGCGGCGGGCGGTCGAGGGCGTGGCAGAGCCAATCATTGTTGACGGGCATGTTGTTGGGCAAAAGATCAAATACAGCGACACGTTGCTGATGTTCCTCTTGAAATCGCTTGACCGCGCCACGTTTGGCGATAGCTCGAAGATCGAACACTCCGGCCACCTTGCCACCAGCGAAATGAGCGACGACAAGCTTAACGCTGAGATTGCCAAGCTGTCCAAAAGCATCAAGGCGCAGACAGACACCTAATGCAGATCACAGCAACGGCGCTGGCTGAGCTGGACAGTTTACCACGCTCACAGCGAGAGCATTTGCTTGCGCTGCTGATTGAGAAGCAGCGACGTACACGGCAACAAAAGCTGCTGCATATCTACCCTGATGCAGACCATGAAGTGGACTATGGCGAGGGTAACACGCGCTTCTATCACGCGCGGCAGAAGTACCCAAAGCACATGGAGTTCTTCGAGGCCGGCGCGAACTATCGGGAGCGCTGTGCCCTCGCTGCCAACCGTATTGGCAAGACGTTCGGCATGGGCGGCTATGAAACGGCCTGCCACCTGACGGGCTGGTATCCGCACTGGTGGCGTGGGCGCAGGTTTACAAAACCCATAAGGGCGTGGGTGGCAGGCAAGAACGGCGAAACAACGCGCGACATTCTGCAAAAGGAATTGCTGGGCGAGGTTCTTGAGGGCGCTGAACGCAAAGGCGTGACGGGTGAGGGTATCATCCTGGGCAATAGCATCGTGCGCGACAGCATCACTTGGAAATCTGGCGTTCCCAACCTGATAGATACGGTCAAGATCCGCCATGCTTCTGGGGGGCAAAGCCTCTTGGGCTTCAAGTCGTTCCACCAAGGGCGGGGTAGCTTCGAGGGTACGGCGCAGGATCTCATCTGGCTTGATGAGGAATGCCCGCTGGACGTTTACGGCGAGTGCATCATCCGGACGGCCACAACGGACGGAATCGTCATGCTGACCTTTACCCCACTCGAAGGATTGACCGAAGTGGTGCTTAAATTCCTGCCTGAAATGGACGTGGCAAGTAACTGATATGCCTGCCGTTTCAGAAAGCCGCTATCTCATCCAAGCAGGATGGGACGATGTACCGCATTTGAACGAAAAGACTAAGCGCGAGCTGCTGGATGCCACACCGCCGCACCTTCGGGATGCGCGGTCGAAGGGCACGCCGTCGCTGGGGGCGGGCGCCATCTTTCCGGTTCCCGAGAGCGAGTTTGTTGTAGCGCCGTTTCAGATCCCGGCCTACTTCCCGCGCGCCTACGGCCTTGATGTGGGCTGGAACAGGACCGCGGGTGTTTGGGGCGCTCACGACCGGAACACAGACACGCTGTATCTTTATGCCGAACACTACCGGGGCGAAGCGCCGCCAAGCGTCCATGCCACGGCCATCAAGGCCAGGGGCAACTGGATACCCGGCGTGATCGACCCTGCAAGCCGGGGGCGCACACAGCGCGACGGTGAGCAACTTATTACCGACTATCGGTCCCTTGGGCTCAATCTGCAGTTCGCAGACAACAACGTCGAAAGCGGGATTTACAACATCTATGAGCGCCTGACCACCGGGCGCCTCAAGGTGTTTTCCACGCTTGGCAACTGGCTAGCCGAGTACCGGCTTTACCGCCGCGACGAAAAGGGGCGGATCGTCAAGAAGAACGACCACCTGATGGACGCCACCCGATACCTGATTATCAGCGGCTTGGCCCGCGCCATCGTTCAACCAGTCGAAACCACCGGGCCGCTTGTTGGCTCAAGTATAGGGGATGCCAGTGCAGGTTATTGATGGACCGCATGATCTGACAGTCGAAGAACTGGAAGAATTGGACCGGATGAAGAAGGAAGAAGTGCGCGTCAAGCAGGTTATCGCTGGCATAGCGCACCGCCTCGAAAATGAAGCCGAGCAGGTTGTGGCGAAGAAGTCGGACGTTGAGCTGGGCTGGTACGGCGATACGCGCCAGTATTATGGCCGCTACGACGCCGACACCGAGAAGAAGCTAAAGGACGGCAATAAGTCGCGTCTGTTTGTGCATCTGACCCGCCCAAAAACCGACACTTGGATTGCGCGGATCTTCGACTTGATGTTCCCGACCGACGAGAAGAATTGGGGCATAAAACCGACGCCTGTACCAGAAATGCAGGCCAGTCTGGACGTGGAGCCGCGGCTGAAAGAAGGCCAGGCGCCCACAGAGGCACAAGCCGCCATGATAGAGAAGGCCCGCGCCAGCCGCGACTATATGGAGGAAGCTACCGCGAGATCCGATTCCATGTCGCGTGAAATGGAAGATCAACTGGTTGAGGCACGCTATGCCGCCGAATGCCGGGACGCGATCGAGTTCATGTGCAAGCTGGGCACCGGTATCATGAAAGGCCCGATCGACGGCGGCAAGACCCGTCGCCGCTGGGTCAAGCTCTATGATGAGAATACGCGGCAGGAATACTTCGACCTCAAGGCGGTTGCTGATGCCCGCCCGGTGTTCACCTGCACGGATCCTTGGAACTTCTTTCCAGACCCGAACGCAACCCGTATCGAGGACGCCGAGTTTACCTTTGAGCGCCACCTTTGGACGAAGAAGAAAATGCGCAAGATGGCCTATGCGCTTGGCTTCGACAAAGATGCGGTGCGCGCGCTGCTGGAAGAGGGGCCACAAGGCAAGATCCCTGATTACATCAGCCAGATCCGCGCGATCGCCCGCCAGAACGAAGCCTCTATCGAGAACCGCTTTGTGGTCTGGGAATACCGAGGGCCAATTGAGCAAAACGAGCTGAAAGATCTGTTCTATGGCTTTGATCAGGCCGATGATTGGCGCGCTATTGAAGGCGAGGTTGACCCGCTGACGGACGTTGATGTGGTGGTTTATGTCTGCCAGGGCCACGTCCTGAAATTCGGTATCCACCACCTCGATAGTGGCGAGCCTATCTATAGCATTGTCAACTTCGCCAAGGATGTTTCCAGCATGTGGGGTTGGGGCGTTCCTGCCTTGATGCGCGACAGCCAGTCAGCCGTAAACGCTGCGTGGCGCATGATGCTGGACAATGGCGGGCTATCTGCCGGGCCGCAGGTTCTGGTCAACCAGAAGGCTGTATCGCCTGCAGACGGGGTTTGGGAGCTGACAGCCCGCAAGGTCTGGAAGATCAATGACAATGCGCCAAACGGTATCACGCCGTTTCAGGTTGTCTCAATCGACAGCAACCAGTCCGAGCTGGCCAACATCATCACCTTTGGCAAGCAGTTCATTGACGAAGAGGTCAGCCTGCCGGGCCCAATGCAGGGCGAGCAAGGCGGGCAGGTGGCCAACACGGTTCACGGTCTGGCCATGCTGATGAACAGCTCCAACGTGATCTTCCGCCGCGTGATCAAGAACCTTGATGATGATCTGACCGTGCCGTGCCTGCGTCGCCTGTACGACTGGAACATGCAGTTCAACGACAAGCTGGACATTAAAGGCGACATGCAGGTTGACGCCCGCGGATCCTCCGTTCTGCTAGTGCGCGAACTGCAGTCTCAAAACCTCATGGTGTTGCTGCAGCTGGCCGCACAGGATCCAGAGCTTGCGGGCCGCATCAAGAAGGACGAAGGGCTACGGAAGGTTGTTCAATCCATGATGCTTTCGTCGGACGACCTGATCCGCGACGACGAAGAATACAAGGAATGGATGGAACAGCAGATGGCGTCGCAGCAGGGCACAGCACAAACTGGCCCATCACCGGAAGAAGTGAAGCTGCAGACGATCCAGATGGAGCTGGATGGCCGCAAGGAAATTGCCCTGATCAACCGCGAAACCGAGCTGATGAAGCTGGCGGAACAGAAGGGCATGAAGATTGAGGAACTGCGCACCAAGCTTGGAATTGCCCAGATGGCGCAGGAAGGCGACGAACGCAAGATGGCTGCCGAGGCAGGCTTCAAGATGAAGCTGGCCCGAGAAGAGGCGGCACAGCGCGCGGTTGAGGTGCCCGGCACCAGCTTTGGCGGCGCGATCTAGCCCGACACTATGAAAATCAATGTCCACGGAATGGACTGGCAGGCGATCCAGAAATGGATCCTCGCCAGGCGCAAGCTGCTGCTTGAGCAGCTGCAGGATCCCAACACCACACACGACCAGACACAAGTTCTGCGGGGGCGTCTCGCAGAGCTTCAAGCGCTTGAGGATGCACCCAAGAGCGCTGATGAGCCCGCCGAGGAAATGCAAACCGAATCCTACGGCATTTAACCACGAAACCGCCCACCCGGGCCGTTGAGGAATTAAGCCAACATGACTGACAAAAAGACCGATCACGACGAATTTGAAGCAGCATTCAACGCAGCATCTGGCGAAGGTTCAGGCACACAAGAACCAGCAAAAGAACCAGAGCCGACGCCGCCAGCGGATACTGCGGCAGATCAAGAAGAACCCGCCGCAGACGATGCCGCGGGCGAAGGTGAAGGCGGGCAAGAAGACGCCGCGCCGCAAGGCGACGAAGACGAGAATAAGGCGGATCCGTGGGCAGATGCCCCTGAGCCGCTGCGGGCCGAGTTTGAGGCCCTGCAAACCAAATACCGGGACGTTGACCACCGATACCGCTCTGACACGGGCCGTATCAGTGCATTGAACCGGAAATATGCAGAAACCCAGCGCGAAAACGAAGAGTTGAAGCGCCAACTGGCCGCACACGGTAACGGTGCCGCCACCAACAAAAACGGCACTGCCCAGGGTGACGACGCCGAGGACGATTTCGAAAGCCTCCGCGCAGACTACCCGGAAGTGGTGGGGCCGATTGAAAAGAAACTGAAAGCCTCTGAGGCAAGGGCCGATGTGCTTGAACAGCGTTTGGCCTCGATGGACCAAGAGAAGCACCAGTCCTACATCATCAGCCAGCAAAACTACTTGTCCGATGCGCACCCTGATTGGCAGCAGATTGGGGGATCCGACGAGTTCCACGCATGGGTTGGTGATCAGCCGCGCATGATCCAAGACGCGCTCGCTCGCAACAGCGAACACATTGTCGATGGTGAAGAAGCGGCGGCAGTGATTGCGCTTTTCAAGCAGTCCCTCAATGCCGATCAGGGCAACGGCGGGCAACCAGACCCGCAACCCAATCCAGAAGAAAAACCGACGACCAGTAAACGTGACCTGCAACGCAAGTCTGCGTCTGCGCCGACCTCTCGCACCTCCACAGGTGGCGGGGATGGGCCAGCCGACGACTTCGAGTCAGCGTTCAAGTTCTACGCTCGTCAAGACGAGAAGTGAGATAGGTAATGCCTAACACGACTACCTACGGCGACATTAACCAGCGTACCGCTGGCTGGGCCGCAAACGAAATGCTCAAGCACGCCGAGCCTGAGCTGGTCCTGGCAAAATTCGGCCAAACCAAGCCGATGCCCAAAAACAAGGCGGAAAAGGTCAAGTTCCGCCGCCCTGTGCCGTTCGGTGCAGCAACCACGCCTCTTGTTGAGGGTGTGACCCCTAACGCCCAGAAGATGGCGTATGAGGACGTGGAAGTTACCCTGAACCAGTATGGTGTCCCTATCGAGATCTCCGACAAGGTTGCAGACCTTGCGGAAGATCCCGTGCTTAAGGACGCATCCATGCTGGCTGGTGAGCAAGCCGCCCTTACGGTGGAAATGATCACCTATGGCGCAATCAAGGCCGGCACCAACGTCTTCTATGCAAACGGCACGGCCCGGAACCAAGTGAACACGGCGATCAGCCTGGACAAGCAGCGTGCGGTAACGCGCGGCCTGCGTGCCCAGAAAGCGGCGTTCATCACCAATGTTCTGAGCGGTTCCACGAACTATTCCACCAAGCCGGTGGAACAGGCATATGTGGCCGTTGCGCACACCAACCTTGAAAGCGACATTCGCAACCTTGCGGGCTTCATTTCCACGGCAGAGTATGGCAGCCGCCAAATTCTCTGCGCTCAGGAAATCGGTTCCGTCGAGAATGTGCGATATGTGCTTTCTTCCGAGCTGGATGCGTGGCCTGATGCGGGCGGTGCCTTCAACGGCATGCTGACCACCAGCGGCGCCCAAGCCGACGTTTACCCGGTTATCTTCATTGGCCGGGATGCATATGGCCTTGTGCCACTCAAGGGCATGAACGCCATCACTCCGATGGTAATCAACCCTGGCCAGCCTTCCAAGTCTGACCCTCTGGGCCAGCGCGGTTACGTGTCTTGGAAGACCTACTTTGCAGCTGTCATCCTGAACCAAAACTGGATGGCCCGCCTCGAAGTGGCCGCTACCAGCCTCTAAGGCCGGTAATTCGTTCTGAGTACCCGTGAAAGGGGGGCTTCTTGCCCCCCTTTTTTCTTTTCACGCTCGTTGAAAGCGAAGCCATGAAAGACGAAACAGCCATTGAGGCGGAAATCAATGCCAAGGGCCTGAATGCACCACGTTTGACCACGGCACAGATTGACGACTGTATCGTGTCGCAACAGTTCCATGTTTTCCCTGGCACGACCCTGACCGTTTGCGCCCTCACGCTCAAGAACGGTTATCAAGTCGTAGGCGAGAGCGCCTGCGCATCACCCCAAAATTTTGACGCCGAAATCGGACGCAAGATTGCCTTTGAAAATGCACGCCAGAAGATCTGGGCACTTGAGGGCTACCACCTGCGTTCTGAACTTTCAAAACAAGCAAAGTGAGACTGATATGCAGACTGTGAAAGTTGCACTGAACGAAGCCAACCGCGACCAGCTTTTCTATTATGCTGCGACCGTCCTTGGTCTTGATGTGAAGCACAATACGGGCGAAACCAAGCTTCTGGCCAAAATCACCGAGGCGAACCCGGACCTGAAAGAGATCGAGGTGCCGGACGAAACCCCGGCAGCTGATAATGAGGCAACAGTGAATGAGCCCGCGGCCAGTGAGGCAGCCCCAGCGCCAATTGTGGCCGCAGCTGCTGCACCAGTGGTGGCGCCGGTTGTTACCCAAGCACCTGACCCAACACCAGCACCCGCACCGGCAGCCCAGGGCGACCCGATGAATGCGATGGTTGAAATCCTGATCGAACGCACAGAAGGCCGCGACGGTGAGCGCCCGGTCTTTGTTTCGGTCAACGGTGTCGGCCAGCTGATCCCGCGCGGCGAGCCAGTGAAGGTCAAGATGAAGTACGTGAAGGTACTGGAAAACGCTGTAGCTGAGCGCTTCTCGCAGGACGAAAAGGGCGACATGAAAAGCTACAAAGCGATGCAGTATCCGTTCCGCATCATCAGCGGTCCTGCCGCTTAATCCATCCTTTCCCCAAGAGGTAGCATAAATGGCAAATTTCCTTGAGCTGTGCCAGAGCGTGGCGCGCGAGAGCGGCACTGTAACTGGTGGGCAGCCAACGGCGGTAGTTGGGCAAACCGGACGGCTTTTGAAGATCGTTCGGTTCACGGCGCAGGCATGGCGCAAGATCCAGCTTATGCGAACAGACTGGCGCTGGATGCGCCGGGAGTTCGCAAAGGACACGATCGTCAACACCGAAGCCTATACTGCTGCCTCTTGGGGAATAAAGGATCTGGGGAGCTGGCTTGATACCAGCCCCCTTTTCTGCACCAAGGCGGGCGAGTCTGCGCAAACACAGACGCAGCTGATCTATGTGCCTTGGAATGAGTTTCGAGCCACCACGCGCCGGTCATACGCCGAAGCGGGCAGGCCATCCTATTGGAGTGTTCGTCCAGGCGACAACGCGCTGATGCTGGCACCAAAGCCGGATGGCGTTTACAGCCTTGAGGGCGAGTATCATAAATCGGTTCAGACCCTGAGCCTTGATACTGACACCCCGGAATTTCACACCGACCATCACGATATTATCGTTTGGCGCGCGCTGCTGCTGCTGAATGAACATGATGAGGCGGGGGAAGCAGCTGCGACAGCAAGCAGGGAATATGGCGAGCTTCTTTCAGCGCTGATGGACCGCGAGCTGGACAGCCCTAGTTTTGGTGGGCCCCTCGCATGAGCCAGCATGACAGAACATATGGACTGCGCGGTGGCATGGATCTTGTCACGCCGCCTATTGAGCGCAAGGGCGGCAATGCTATCGGCGGCTTCAACTATGAGCCGCGCCCGGAAGGCTACCGCCTTATTTCTGGCTTTGAGCGCTGGGATGGCAGAGGTTTGCCCAGCGAGGCAGTTTACCACGTAATGCAATTCAGCGGCGGGACGGTGGCTTTTGCTTCTGGCGATACCGTTACCGGCGCCGTATCGGGCGCGACGTGCGAGCTGCTGCAGGATCCTGTTGTCCTGTCGGGCACCTATGGCACCGCAGATGCGGTAGGCTATATCGTGGTGAGCGCGCTTGACGGCACCTTCACTGACGGCGAACAGCTTGAGGTCGCAGGATCCCCGCGGGCAACCCTTGATGGCGACCCGGTGCAGGACGGCGCCACAAACGACGCTGATCACAGGTCTTTTAAAGCAGCTGCGATTGAGCTGCAGCGGTCCAAGGTGGACAAGGTGCCGGGGTCCGGACCTGTTCGCGGCGTGTGGGATTATGGCGGGTCAACCTATGCTTTTCGTGACAATGCTGGCGCTACGGCCTGCGTTATGCACCGCAGCACCGCTTCTGGCTGGCAGAGCGTGCCGCTGGGCTTTGAGGTTGCTTTTACGGCAGGTTCAGGCGCCATTGCAGAAGGTGACGTGCTGACGGGAGCCACAAGCGCTGCGACGGCCACAGTAAAGCGCGTGATTGTGCAGTCTGGTGACTGGACCACAAACGACGCAGCCGGGCGGCTGATCTTCACCAGCGTTACCGGTGCGTTTGCTGATGGCGAGAACCTGCAGGTGGATGCTGTTACGAAAGCGGTTGCATCTGGCGCAAGCGCCGCGATCACGCTGCAGCCTGGCGGGCGCTATGAGTTCATCAACGAAAACTTCTATGCGGGCACAGAGACGCGGCGCATGTACGGTTGCGACGGCGTGAACCATGCCTTTGAATTTGACGGCGAGGTCTTTGCCCAGATCCACACTGGAACGCCGGTGGATGCCCCCATCCATATTGCAGAGCATAGCAGCTACCTTATGCTTGGTTTCCGGGGCGGGTCTGTGCAGTTCTCGTCGCTTGGCAGGCCCCTTGAGTGGCAAGTGATAACGGGAGCTGGCGAGCTGGGCATGGGCGACGATGTGACCGGCTTTGTTTCTGGTTATGCCGGGGCGTTGATCATCTTTGCGCGCAACAAGATTGGGGCTCTGTATGGCAAGGTTCTGGGCGGCGACAATTCCGACGCTGACCTGCAGATCGTGCGAAAGAAAGTGGGTGCCTATGAATGGTCCGTGCAGGACGTTGGGCAGCCGGTATTCTACGACAATGCAGGCGCCCGTGACCTGACAAGCACCCAGACCTACGGGAATTTCAGCCCTTCGGTTATCAGCAGGAAAATTAAGCCCTATCTGGACAAGAAGCGCCAATCGAACGCCAAGGTAACTGCGTCCTTTGTGGTGACAGAACAAAGCCAGTATTGGCTGTTCTTTGACGATCAGACCGGGCTGGTGTTCAGTTTTGCTGGCAGGTATGTGGAAGCAATGCCCGTCAGGTATGACCGGGTTGTACGTTGCGCCTGTTCCGTGGAAGACGACCAAGGCGACGAGGTTATCTATATGGGCTCGGATGACGGTTATGTTTACCGGGTCAATAGCGGCAGCAGCTATGACGGCCAGCCGCTTGAGTTCCTGCTGCGGCTTCCCTTCAATAACCTTGGCTATCCGTCCATGGACAAGCGCTACCATCAGGTGGCGCTAGAAATGAATACCGGGGCCAGCGCTCAAATCGCAGTGTCTGCAGACTTCTCCTATGGCAGCCCAACGCTTCCCTCAGTCACGCGGGAAGAGTTTGACGTGTATGGCGGCGGCGGCTTCTGGGATGAGGTCTATTGGGACAACTTCTATTGGTCCCAGGTTGAAGGCACAGCAGAAGCCTATATCGACGGATACGGCAGCAATATCTCTGTAGCGATCGGCGGCAGCGTCACGATCGAAGCCCCCCACACATTGCATGGCATCACCTATTATTTCAGCCCGAGGAAAAAGAAGCGATGACGAACCAGTATTTTACCCTTGCTGCAGCCCAAGAAGAACACACGCTTGCGCGGGCTAACTCCATCAACCAGACCCTGCTGGCGGTACAGGCTGGGTTTGACAAGCTGCCAGCACCGGATCTGCTGCAGGGCGATACCGTCACCCTGGGCACAGCCACGATGGGCGCGGCCAATGAATATCTGCTGACCCTACCAATCACGCCGGAAGCCTATGAGGCAGGCATGGGGGCAATGTTTGTGGTGCCGGTTGGTGGCGGCAACACCGGGCCGGCCACCCTTGATGTGATGGGTCCCAACGAGGTCTACCTTGGGAAAATCGCGATCAAGCGGGCTGACGGATCTGATCTTGTGCCAGGCGATATGCCGGAAGGCAGTATCGCCAATATGCGGCACAATGGCACCTACTGGCAGATTTTCAGCGCGCACGGCGACCTTGCCGCAACCCTGCTTGCTGCGCAAGGCGCCAGCCTTAGCGAGAGCAATGCCGGAGACAGTGCGACAGCAGCAGGTGCAAGCGCCACAACAGCGACAGGGGCCGCGACAGCTGCGCAAGGATACCGGGACGAGGCTGCCGCTTCCAAAATGCAGGCAGAAACGGCTGCAACCAATTCTACAAACAGCGCGGGCGCATCTGCAGCCAGCGCGACAACGGCAAGTGATGCGGCAACAGCCGCACTCGGATACCGGGACGAGGCGGAAAACTTCAAGAATATCGCGCAAGCGGCCTCGAACCATGAAGGAAATGCGGCGATTTATGCTGCCGCCGCATCTGACAGCGCAACCGCCGCCGCCACCAGTGAGCTGGCTGCCGCGGCAAGCGCTACCTCTTTGGCAAACAGCCTTATCGCAAGGCCGATTGTCACGGCGAACTATAACGCCAGCCGCGGGGATGAGATTACAGTCAATGCGCCATCCGTGACCATCACGGCGCCAGCGACCCCCGCCGCAGAAGACTATTTCTCAGTCTTTGATGGAACCCTTAACGCCTTTCAGGCGCCGTTTACCATTGACTTTGGTGCTGCAGGATACGACGGCCAAGGCCAGTTCCTCGAATTCAATGGCAGCGGCATAACGATGGGCTTCAAGTTTGATGGCGCCGCCTGGCGCCTTGTGAAATTGGGGTAAACATGAGCAACCAAAACGAGAGCGCCCTGATCGCTCAGCTGCAGCAGCAGGGTTATGCGGTCATTCCCGTTGAAAATCTCCATGCTTTGGGGAAGCAATGGGCGCAAGAGGGCGCGGAGGCTGCGCTAACCAGCGTAGGCCTTGGTGGGCCGAATGCTCAGAAAGATGTGCATGATCTGCTGTCTCTTCTGAGCGATGTACGCCTTATTCGGGCGGGCATGTTGAAGGCGCTTGGGCGCGTTCTGATTATAGGCATGCTTGCTTTGGCAGCGGCCTTCACCTTCAAGGACGGCATGCCGTTCAAGTTCTAAACAGATGTTTGGAATAGCTTTCAGAAGGGCGCTGATGGCGGTAGTTGTCGGCGCCTTTCTTCACCTGTTGTATCGAGCCAGCGGTTCAGCCGCTAATGCTGACGTTGAGCTGGCCGATACACTTCCTTGGGTAATCGTTGTTGTGCTGATGCTTCCGACAGAACGGCTGACCACTGCCGGGCTGCAGATGTTGATCGGCCTTTGGAAAGGCGGAAATGAAACCAATAACAACAGCAAATGACTTCCTGCATGAAGTGATCAACCCGGTCCTGCAGGATATGGATATGTGGTCGCGCTCTGCAGCGCGCCTGCTTCTGATGACAGCCTGCCACGAAAGCGGAGGCTTTATCACACGCGAACAGATCGGCGGGCCAGCTCTTTCCTTCTATCAGATCGAGCCGAAGACCCTCACGGATCTCTATGCGAACCACCTTCGCTTCCACGAAAAGAAACTGCAGATCCTTGAGAAGTTCGAGCCAGAAGGCATTGACGACCCGGTTGAGGCGCTGCGCTGCTGTGATCGCTATGCAACCGCCGTCGCGCGCCTGCAGTATTCGAGGTTCGGTGAACCACTGCCGGACGCTGACGACCTGCAGAACCTTGGCCGATACTGCAAGACCTACTGGAACACCGGCCTTGGTGCCGCGACCGCGGAAAAGTATGTGGCCGACTATCTCTACTGGACGGGGGAAAGCGCATGAATCCGTTCGGAATAGCAGCAGGGGTGGCGGCAGTCTTGGCCTTCATCTTCTATGGCCTGTGGCAGAGCGAAATGGGGGAACACCAAGGAACCCGCGACTTGTTGCAGGCAGCAAACCTGACGGCCAAAACGGCCACAGACACCGCAAATGCCAATGCCAAGCAGGTAACGGAGCTGCGGATAGAGCTTGCAACGCGAAAGCTGACAGACAAGCACCGCGAAGAAGAGCGCGCCCGGCTGATGGCTGAGCGAGATAGGGAAAACTTTGAACTGAGGCAACGATTGGGAGCTTTCAATGATGCACTTTTTGAACGGCCTAAAGTGGCTGAGCGTGCTTTCCGTATTGATCTTAACGGCAGCCTGCGGGAACTCTCGAACCTTACCTGCCGTGCCGATTGTGCAGTCGAAGGTGGAAAGAGTGAGCCTGGACGAGCCAAGGCGCCCAGACCAGATCCAGCTGCGCCAGATTAACGAAATGCCGCTGGCGCTCAACACCGAGCGCTTGGCGGAACTGCTGGCCGAGATCAAGGCGGGATCCCGCGCGCCACTGCAGCATGTTTGCTTGCCCACATCCGAATGGGCCGAGGTAAAGCGGGGCTACAATGACATTGCCTACTACATCAAGCAGGCAGAGGCGTATTTTGCCGACATTGAGCGCCAACTGGAACAACAGCGCAGCCCACAAAAGCCGCCATAGGCTTGGCCCGCGCGAACGTAAGGCGAACGAAGGGGGGCTACTATATCGCCCCTCTTATTCTTATAATGAAGCCGTCAAATCAGGCATGAGCCGCCATTGGCCGCTTTTATTTCCCCAAACATATGAGTGGACTGCATGGCAAGCCCGACGAAACAACAGCCAAAAGTTTTGATCCCCCCCACCAAGCGCCAGACCATGGTTGGCGGCTTGGGCGGTAAGCCTGGTGGCGCTACAGCGCCAGACAGATCTTCGCCGCCGAACTGGATGAGCGCAACCGGAGCGCCGCAGGGTGGCCAAGGCCAGAACCTATCGCCAACCCCGAAGATCCCGAAAGCCCCAAAGATGGGCAGTACGGTCCCGACAGACACGGGAAAGACAAAGTTCCGCAATGCGAATGTGGACTTTCAGGTGGACCGCATCACCCAGAAAGATAGCCCGCTTATGAAGCGTGCCCGGGCAAACGGTGAAGCTTTCGCGAACGCGCGCGGGCTGCTTAATTCCACACTGGCGGGTCAGGCGGGCGAGGACGCTGTTTACAAGCACGTCATGGAAATGGCGAAACAAAACGCTGGGCAGATCCACGACCGGAACATTTCGCTGCAGAATTTTGAACAAGACAGCCGCCTTTCTGATCAGCGCTTTGTTCAGGACAGCAGGCTTTCCGACCGCAATTTCGCGCAGAATAGCTCGCTCTCGCGGCAGGGCTTCGAGCAACAGGCTGAGCTGAACCAGCAAACATTCGGGCATCAGCAGACCCTGCAGCAGCAGGAACTGGCGAACCGGACAGAGATCGCGCAGCTTGATAACGAGACGCGCCGGGAAATCGCCGTGGTTGACGCCAACACGCGGTTGGAAATCAATGAGGCGACCCTGAACGCCCAGGAGCGGGCGGAAACATCCCGCTTGCTGCAGGAAGCAGACAGAACCTACCAACAGGCGGTTGCCAACATCACGGCCAATCCAGACCTTCCGGCCAGTGTTCGCACCCAGCAGCTGAACAACGCCCGGCAGGTGTGGTCAACGTCACGGCAGATGGTTGCCAAGATGTATGGCGTCACCCTCAAGTGGCCGAACAGTAACGCCTCAAGCACGGGCACAAGCGCAGGCACAAACACTGCAGCAACGGGAACCACCACAACACCTAACGCACAGACCATTGCCTCCACCTATGCACGCACGGGGCTTGGCGGCGGCGGTGCTGCAGGTATTCGGGCAAGGAATAATTGATGGCAGTCCGGAAGGCCTCATTTTCTGATATTCCCCGCCTCTGGGAGCTTGCGCAGGAAATGCACGCTGCGAGCGTGTATGCCGAGCGTGTTACGCCAGAAAAGAAGGCGTTTCGGGATCTATGCTTTCAGACCATCACCAACCATGGGCACGCCACCTGCATCTTTGTTTATGAGGATGCGGGCGAGGTTGTTGGCTTCATCATGGGAACGATCGACCGGGTTTACCATATCGCCAAGGAATTTCTGGCGACGGACATTTTCTTCTACGTGGCCGAAGGTTCGACAGCCAAGGCTGCGCCAAAGCTGCTGGACGCCTTTGTTGAGTGGGGTGAGGGCCGCAAGAACGTGGTTGAAATCTATGTGGGTATTTCCGGCGCGATCGGGAATCCGGAAAGAACAGCAAAAATGTATGAGCGCAGGGGCTTCCGCCGCGACGGCCTCATGCTCGTAAGGGAGATTGGCCTTGAGCAAGATCATTAAAGGTATCGGCAAAGTCTTTAAGAAGGTCGTGAAGGTCGTCAAGAAGGTTGCGCCCATTATCCTTGCTGCTGCAGCGGTATATTTTACCGCAGGCGCGGCACTAGGTATTGCAGGGGCAGCAGGTGGATGGGGGGCGGCAGCAGGAGGCATTGCCAGCTCTCTAGGGGCGACAGGGACGCTAGGGTCCATTGTGACAGGCGCCATCACCTACGCAGGTTATGGCGCGGCGATCGGTGGTGCGACAGCAGCTGTCACGGGGGGCAGCATCACAAAAGGCATGGGCCTTGGCGCATTGACGGGCGCGGTTTCAGGTGGGCTGCTTGGCGGGCTCTCTGCCCCAGCCAGTGCAACGGCTTCCGCAGCGACACCAACCGCGACCGGCCTTTCTTCTGCATCTTCTGGCATGACGGGCGCGGTAAATGCGCAATTGGCAGCCACAGGCACCGCAGGGGCCGCTGGCACTACTGCCGCCGCCACTACCGCAGCGGCGGTTGCGCCTGAGGTTCTGGCTGCACAAACCGCAGGCAAATATATGCTGGCAGGCCAAGTCATTTCAGGCTTGGGCAGCGGGCTTGCGGCTTCCGGCGAAGCAAAAGAGAGGCGCCGGCTCATTGAGGACCGGGCAGCCAACTATCAGACCGGTGATGCTGGTATGGTGAAGTTTGGCACCGAGGAAGACCCGAATAACCCGCTGCCGCAGATCTCTGGCGGTGCAGCGCCTTCCAATCAATCTGGCCGCTGGGTGGTCGATACCCAGACCGGCAGGCCAAAATATATCGCGCCTGGCACGCCAGAACACCGCGCTATGACGCAAGGGGGCTAAGTATGGAGCAACAACCGAACGTATCGCCGGAGGAACAGGCCGCATACGACAGCTTCATGGATGTGGCGCTGCAGGTTATCTACGGCGACGCATTCAACGAGATCTTTGAGCGCTTGCGGGCAGACGCTGACCCGATCGAGGCGCTGGCGCAAACAGCCGTGGAAATCGTGCGCCGCGTCGTTGCTTCCGCATCTGAAAACGGCCAGCAGATGAATGGTGACGTGGTGTTCCACGCCGGTATCGCCATTGTCGAAGAACTGGCAGACCGCATGGGGGATCTTGGCATTCATGACTTCACGGAAGACGAGCTTGAAAAAGTCACCTACCGGGCACTGGATCTCTACCGAGACGTGGAGATCGAAAATGGTGAGCTTGACCAAGAGGGCGCCCAAGCGGATTGGGCAAACCTGCAGGAAGCCAACCGGTCCGGCGAGCTGGATGCACTGATGCAGGACATGACGGCAATGTCTGGGGGCAAGGCGCCAGCTGCCATGCAGCAACAGCCGCAACCGTCCCAGCAGCCAAACGACGGTACAGCAGGGGGGCTGGTGCGATGAGTACAAGCTTGATCTTGGGGGGGCTTGCAAAAGGCCTTGGTAATGGTGTTTCTCAGCTAGGCCTGATGCTGCGGGACGGCAAGCTACAGGCGCTTGCGCGTGAAACGCGAACCGCAGAGCGTGAAGAGGATCGCGCCTTCCGAACCGATGAAGCAAACAAGGACAGGGCCCTCCGCTTGGGCATGGCACAGGATGACAGAAACTTCCGGGCCGCGCAGTCTGGCCTTGATCGGCGTTTCCGCGCGGATCTGCAGGATGACGCCCAGGCGCATGCAGACCAAACCCTGACGACGAAACTGGACGCCGACCAGCCACTTACCGATGCGAGGACGCGCTTGACCAATGCTGAGGCAGATAATGCTGAGCGAGGTCTTGGCCGCAGCGGCAACAGCGCTTCGGTTGCCAACCGCGAGAACCTGCGGGCTGTGTTCATGGATTCCAGTGATGGGCGGCAGCAGGAGGGCGAGAGCGATGAAGACTACCGGCGCCGCGTGAATGACTGGATCCTCAAGATCGAAACACAGCGCGACAGCAAGTCTGATCAGGATCTGTGGCTGGAAGCTGTGAAGATGGCCCAGAATGACGCGACGGTATCTGTTCAAGGGGATGCTGCCGTTGAAGCGAAAGCGCAGCAGCTGTTCAAGGTTATGAAGGGCAGCCCCCAAAGCCAAACACGGCAGCCAGCCCCAGAGCGCAGCAACGGTGATGATGCGGCTGGCGCCGGGGCTGACCAGTCGTCCGGCAAGCCATCAGGCGCGGGAACGCAGGAAGATCCTTTCATGGCAACCAGCCAAAGCCAGATTGACTGGTTCAAGCAAAATGCGCCTGCGGGCGCGGTTATCAGCGTAAACGGCACACTGTACCGCAAATAACAAGGGGCCTGCATGGCGTCGAAACCTTTTGATCTGGATGGGCTGCAACCGCTTGATGTTTCGGGCTTGCTGCCTCAAAGCGGCCTTGATGTAAACGGCCTTGAGCCCCTAGACGCGACCGGCCTGCAGCCGATCGACAAAGAGTTCAGCCTGGACAATACCGCCCGCCTCACGGGCGAGCGGGCTGGTGATGTGGCAGGGAACTTCATTGATTTTGGCCACACGCTGGGCAAGGAAGTCGATAGTGAAGAGGCTGGCCTGCCTGCGCTCATTCTTGGCCGTAGCAGAGAGACGCTTGAAAAGGCCGGTGTTGAGCCAGCCTTCTATCTGGGTGATCATGGTTTCGGCGTTGCTTCCTATGATGAGAAGCAGCGGATTCGGCAAGTCTCTGATCACTTCCTGAAAAAATCGGCCGACGCGCTGAAAAATCTTGATCTTGGTGGCGATGAAACCAAACAGCGTTCATGGGACGAGGTAAAGGACAGCCCCATCAGCAACGTCCTGCCGTTTATCGTAGAGCAGGGGCTTGTTTCCACGCCTGACATGCTGGCAGCCATCTACGCCACGCCAGCCTACGTCACCTCGCGTTCTCAGGAAATCGGCGGCGAGCGGGCAATTAACGACGGCAGGGCAGAACCTACCGTTGAAGATGTGGTGAAAGCTGCACCGGCTGCCGTTGCATCTGCTATCCTTGAGCGCTTCGGCGGCAAGGGGATGTTGGGCATTGATGAAGCTGCGGTTCAATCAGCAAAGCAGATCCTGCCAGAAGTCGGCAAGGCTGCCCTGAAAGAAGGCGCAACCGAGTTCGGCCAAAGCATCATCGAGAACGCAGGCGCCACGGTTGGAACAGAGCGCGGCTTTGAAATGGAAGAAGCCTTGGACGAAGGCTTTGCGGGCGCAGTAGCAGGCACTGGCTTTGGTGGCATTGTGCGCGGCGGAACGGCAACGGGCGAGCTTGTACTTGGCAGCAGGCCTGCGCCAGCTGGTGAAACAGACGTTGACGGCCAGCGGCTGGCAACAGTGCCGGATAATGTGAGTGACGCTGACATTGCAAGCCCGATTCCTACTGACGTTATCAGCGAAGGCCGGGCAGAGCTTGACGCAGCCTTGAACCATGCAGAGGCCCCCGCTGCAGATCCAGTGCCACAAGCGCCGACAGTGACAGCCCAGCCTGAGCTGGAAACGCTATTCGATATGGATAGCGGTGAGGCGATCGGCCAATATAACCCAGGCACGGGCGAAACCTTCCTTGGTACACCTCAGCCCGAGCAATCCGCGGCACAAACGCCAGCACCGGTGCCAGATCCTGCACCCGCAAAACTCCCCAAAGTTACAGTCGGCAATGACATTGAATTTGATGGCCGACCAATGAATATCACGGCTGTTGAAGGCCGTTTCATCATCGCAACGAACGCGGAAGGCGTGCCAACAGTATTCCGCGGCAAGAAGGACTTTGAGGCGCGAACCGGCCATACTTTTGAAGGCTTTACAGCTGCCCGCGGCGCCATCCCCAAACGCCCGCCGTCCCTTGTTGAGCTGCTGCGCAAGCAGGGGATCCGCAAGGATGATGCGAAGGCCCAGGGTGTGGATCTGGACGGCAAATTGCCCAAGCATTTGGCGCAAGTGTTCAGCAACAACCCGAAGACACTGACGCTTGATCAGGTAGGTGAGCGCCTTTCGGAAATGGGCTTGCTGCCACAAGGTGCTTACGATCTTTCCGATGTGGTCGAGCTGGTCAATCAGGATCTGCTGGCACACCGCAACAAGGATATGTCCCAAGCTGTCGTGCCTGCAGCCGATGTGGTTGAGAAGGTGGCCCGGCAGGAATATGAGGCACGACAATTCGAGCTTGGCGAGCTGGCCGACCTTTCTTATACTGAGCGCGCGAAGCAACTGCGCCAGCAATATGAAGCGGCGCCAGCAGTCGGCAATGAGCTGACGCAGGCCGAGATTGAGGCCGCATTTGATCTGGACAACTACAGGGCCAGCTACTTCGATGAAAACGACGCGGCAGAGCGTGCCGCAATGGAGGCTTATTACCGTGGACAAGACAATGACGGTGCAGGACGGCCTGGACATGGTGAACAAGCAGATACGCGAAACCGAGGTGTTTCTGGAAACCCAGCCGGACCACAAGATGGCCGACGAGGCAGCGAAGAAGCTGGGCGAAATGCGAGCCTTGAGGGACCACCTACTGGACAGGCAACAAGCGCTGCAGAACTAGACCCTTTCGATCTGTCGCAGCCTGTACCAAGGGCGGGCAATCTTTCCAAGGTCGGCCAGAAAGAGCTGAGCAAGATCCAAGCTAATGCCGTGATTGAGGCAGGCTTGGCCGTTGAGGGCTCACCCCTGCAGGCCATTGCCAAGAAGGCGAGGGCAGGAAAGCTGCTGAGCAAGTCAGAGCGCAGCACGCTTGAAGAAGCTTTCGCGCGCAATGATCAACGTGCAGCTGAGCTGAAACTTACCGAGACAGAACAGCGTGCCGCGTCGGTCTATCAGAAGCTGCTGCAGCAGGGCTACAACGGCAATCTGCCACTGGACGACTACCGCCGCCAGCAGTGGCGCGAACAGGTCGCAGAACTTGCTGAAAACCCCGGCAGGTATCATCCGGTTGTCGAGGCAGCGAACGACAAAGGGTTGTCTATTGGCGACGAGGTAGTTGTTGGTGGTGATCCGGCCTTTGTGGTTTCCATTGATGAACAGGCCGGGAATATCCTTGTAAAAGTTGCCAGCACCAAGAATTTCGGCGGCTGGCTGGAACTGGAAAAGGTGACGCGGCCCGATGAGCCGCTGCCACAAGACGCCGATGGTCAAGCGCGCGTGCCAGGCAGCGAACGCACGGATGAGAAAGAGCAAGCTGCGAGCCGGGCAGAGGCTGAAATGCGCGCCCGCCAGCAGCAAAGCAAAATCCGAAAGGATGGGCAGGAATCGCTTGCCGACCAAGACGGTGGCCTGTTCAGCGCAGAGCGTGATCAAGGCAACTTGTTTGACACATCTGGCCTGCAGGAATTAAAGTCAGGCGAGAGCAAGAAGGAAGACGCAGATGTATCAGGTAGCCGCGCCAATCTGGAACGCGATAGCCGAGACACAGGATCTGAAAACGGATTGGGCGAAACAGATGTTTCCGCTACCCGCCGAGGATCTGAGCAAGGCCCTGCAGATGGAAGAACAGCGCCTGACAGCAGAAGCCGGGACGGCGATGCTGGCCGCACAGTATCTGACGCTGATGCCGCTCCTTTGGGAGAACGAGGCGATCGCGGCGCACGTCGCCAGCAATCCCTCTTTGATGACGGCACTACCGAACGTGACGAGCGCGGAAGAGGCGATACTGATGGCGGCAGCAGACAGGCCGAGAATGACGCAGGCGGAAAAGACACGCTTGCACCAAATGCTGACGAAGCAGCCCAACTAGAAGCCCGCACCGAGCGGCAGGCAGCCGCTGACAAGATCAAGGTCAAGCCTGCAGACGCTGCCAATATCCGCGACACGCTGCCGCTACTTCTTAAAGACCAGCAAACCGACGTATTGAAGGCGGAGACGCGCTTCAATAATCCGGACGCGCTGCCGGGCTACCTGTTCACCAACGGGACCGGAACGGGCAAAACCTATGTTGGCGCAGGCGTGGTTAAACGCTATGCCCGCCAGGGTAAAGACAACATCCTGATTGTTGCACCCTCACAGGGTATCCTGCAGGGATGGGTAGAGGCCGGCACGGATCTTGGCCTGAATATCTCCATCCTTGATGACACCAAAAGCAAGGGCAAGGGCATTGTCGCAACGACCTACGCGAACCTTGGCGAGAACCCCCGCCTTGCCGAGCGCGATTGGGATCTGGTGGTCAATGACGAGTCTCAGGAGCTTTCAAAGAACGAGCGCGGGGATCCGACGCTGGCGCTCAATAACATGCGCGCGATCACCAATCGGGGCCGCTCTGGCGATCGTTACCAGAAAGCACGCATGCTGCTGGCCGATAAGTGGGCGCCGTACTTCGAGCTGGTTGAGCGCGCACGCACTCTGAAAAACAGCAAAAAGAAGGCCGATAAAGATTTGGCCGAAAACTTGATGTTCAAGGCCAAAGAGCTGGGGGAGACGCTGCACCCGGAAACCAAAGCCAAGGCAGACAGCCTGACGGATGCGCCGCGTACAGATGTGCTGTTCCTATCGGCCACACCTTTTGCCTACGACAAGAACATTGATTACGCCGAAGGCTATCTCTTCGATTATGGCAGGGATAAAGAGGGTGGCCGCGCATACAACGAAGGCGACGCCCGCGACCAGTTCTTCATGCAGCACTTCGGCTACCGCATGCGCTACAACAAGCTGACGCGCCCGGAAAGCGGCGTAGACAGCGAAGTGATGGAACGCGAGTTTCACGAATGGCTCAAGAAGGAAGGCGCTCTCTCTGGCCGCAGGCTGGAAGTTGATGCCGACTATGACCGTAAATTCGTGCTGGTTGACGACGCCGTGGGTGCGAAAATCGACCAAGCGCTGGACTTTCTGCGGGAAGCCGACAAGGGCAAATTCCGTGACCTAGCTGACTTGGTGAACAAGCGCTTCGATTACCTCACCCGCATGAAGCTGCTGGAAGCCATCAAGGCGCGGCATGCTGTCCCGATGATCAAGCAGCACCTCGCCCTTGGCCGCAAAGTTGTTGTGTTCCACGACTATAACGTGGGCGGCGGCATCAACCCGTTTGTGATGCCCGCTGACGAGCAAGTGCTGGTGCGCGTGGGTGTTGACGGCACGGAAAAAGAGATCAGCCTGCAGAAGCTTTATGCGGAGTTCATTGCACGCAACCCATATGTGGAGAAGCTGAACTTTTCAAGCTTCCGGTCGCCTATCAATGAGATCCGCGAGAATTTCGACCAAGCGCTGATCTACAACGGCAGGGAAAGCGCCAAGGCCCGCAATGAGGCCAAAAAGCTGTTTAACGACGACGAGAGTGGCCATGATGTCATTCTGGTGCAGTCGGCAGCTGGTGAGGCCGGTATCAGCCTCCATGACGCCAAGAACGGCAAACAGCGTGCCTTGATCAACCTTGGCATGCCCACGCGCCCGACGACGGCCATTCAGGAAGAAGGCAGGATCTATCGCACCGGCCAGACCTCTGACGCGATCTTCCGTTACATGAATACCGGCACCAGCTGGGAGCGCTGGACGTTCGCCCAGAAGATTGCTGAACGCGCAGGCACAGCAGAGAACCTTGCCCTGGGTAACGAGGCGCGGGCGCTCAAGCAGTCCTTCATTGACGCCTTTATCGACAGTGACGTTTACGAGCCCACAGCAGGCGAGGGCAAGGGCGGCAAGGAACTGGACTTTGTGGCCCGTGACGAACTGAGCGGCTTCGAGCGCGCGAAGACCTTCTATTGGGCCCAGCAAAAGAAAAGCGGGCGCCGGGACCAGCGCGAAGGGCAGGACTATTATGCCACGCCGGAGCCGATCGGCTTCAAGATGGTCGAGCTTGCCGACATCAAGCGCGGCGAACGGATACTAGAGCCCTCTGCAGGGCACGGCGCCATTGCGCGTTTCTTCCCCGAAGACACTGACCGCACGATCGTAGAACCATCAAGCGAGCTGGCGAGTAAGGCGGCAATCGTATCCGCGGGTGCGAACGCAAAGAACCACACCTTTGAGGAATTGAACGTCCGGCTGAAATATGATGCGGTGGTGATGAACCCACCATATGGCATGGGCGGCAAAGTAGCCATGGACCACCTTGCCAAAGCCATGAAGCACACCAAAAACGGTGGCCGCGTGGTTGCTCTTATTCCGACCGGCCCAGCTGCAGACAAGCGCTTTGATGCCCTGTATGAGAGCAAAGAGGCCAAGGCATTCCATTTGGTGGCTGACATTAAGCTGCCCTCAGCGACCTTTACGCGCGCGGGCACCAGCGTCATGACGCGCATTGTGGTGCTTGAGAAGCAGAGCGATAGTTCCGTTGCAGAAACACTCAATTCAATCCGGCGAGACTACACAAGCGCTGCGACGGTTGAGGAATTGTTCGAGCGGATCGAAGACCTTGACCTGACCGGGCGCAAGGATCCTGTGACGGCTGATGCTGATGAGATTGTTCCTGGTGAGCCTTTCCAGATTGGCGAACACACCTATAGCATGCGGCTTACCTCTCATGATCTGGACGGCAGCAACTATGTAGAATGGGCGAAATATCCGGGCCGCACCGAGCATGCGCGCCTCGCCGCCATGGCGGAGCGCATGAACGGCAACTACTTCAAAGCCCTGAAAGCCTTCTCGTTCGATACGGTCGAGGATTCGCAAGCTTGGATCACTGAGGCGCGCAAGCCAGTGAGTGAGGGTACGGTATCCAGCAAGGGTATCGAGGGCGTCACCTTTGATACCGGCGAAACCACGCATAGTAAGACAGGGCAGGATCTGTATGTGGCATCCTTCCAGACCCGCCACGACATGGATGTGTTTGTAGCGGTTCGAGAGATCGCCAAGAAGCACGACGGCTACTATTCCAAGTTTCGCGGGCGGGGCGCCATTCCGGGCTTCCAGTTCAAAACTGAAGAACAACGGCAAGCTTTCATTGATGAAGTTACCCAGGGCACCGCGACAGAAGAAAAGTTCAAGCTGCAGGACGAAGCCACAGAGGATGCGCCGCAGCGGGAGTTGTCCGGCCTCAGCCAAGAGGCCAAAAAGCAGCTTGAGGAACGCTTCCACCAGCTGGGGCTGGACGCGCACGCAGGGCTGTTCTTTGTGAAAGAGATTTCGACGGCTGTTGAGGGGCAGAAGCTGTCTGCCAATGGTCGCTTTATCAAGCTGAAAAAGGACGGCGCGGTCTATCGGTTTATTGAGATTGCCGAAGATGCACCCGACGCCCAGCACACACTGGATCACGAAACCATCCACGTTCTGCGCAGCATTGGCGCCTTCCGTAAGTCTGAATGGACTGCGCTTACCAAGGCCGCAAAGAAGGACCGCCAGCTGATGGCCCGCATTGATCGCCTGTATGGCAATCAGGGCCTGAGCGAAGACGCCGTTATGGAAGAAGCTGCTGCTGAAATGTTTGCAGACTGGTCGCGCAACCGGTCGAAATACACAGGCTTTATTCGCAAGGCGTTTGAGCGGGTCCGGGCGGTCCTTGATGCGATCCGCGAAGCCATCACCGGCACAATCAGCGCTCAGACTGTTATGGAGCGGGTGGAGAAGGGCAAAACAGCCAAACGCCAAGCGCAGGCGAACATAACATCTTCTGAAACCAAGCTGCAACAGCGCGCATCTGAAAGCCTGCTGAATACAGATTTCGGCCAGCCGATCCGGTCGATGGTCGAGGAAATGCACCGCACGCACCTGCCTCTTTGGGGCCGGATCCGCAACGCAACCAGTCGCCTAGCCGTGCGCGAGCAGTTCGACCGCCTGCGCCATGTGATGCAAGATGCCATGTTGCCGGTGTTCCGCCTGCAGGGCGAGATTGAGCGCGCAACCGGCAAGCCTGTTGGCGAGGCGCTGGACGTGTACCAGAAGGAAACGCTGTATTCTGGCCGCGTCGGTGCCCGCTTTGAGCAGCTGGTGGACAATCACCTTGAGCCCCTAATGGAAGACCTGAAAGCCAAAGGCGTTACCATGGAGGAACTGGAAGCCTACCTCTATGCCAGGCACGCCAAGGAACGAAACGCCTATATCGCGGAAATCAACCCCGAGTTTGAAGACGGTGCCGGATCAGGCATGACAGACGCCGAAGCCGACGAGCTTATGAAGGCCGTGAAGGCTGCAGGCAAAGACCGGGCGATGAAGGATCTTGCGGGCCGGGTGGACAAGGTTCTGGGCGAAAGCCTGCAGGCGCGTGTTGATGATGGCTTGCTTTCCGAAGAGGAAGCGCTGGCACTCAAGAAGCGCTGGAAGCATTATGTGCCGCTCCGTGGCGAGGCCGAGATTGACCCCGACCAATCCTTGCATGTAGAGCGCCCGCGCTCATCTGCGGGCCAGAGCGTTAAGGGCAGGGAATACCAGCAAGCATTTGGCCGGAAAACCAAAGCTGCAGAGATCATCCCTTACATCTTCATGCAGGCACAGGAAGGCATCATTCGCGGTGAAAAGAACCGCGTGGCGAAGACCCTTCACAATCTGGCGGTGAACAACCCGAACTCTGATTTCTGGACCGTGAAGAAGATCACGCGCAAGCCGTACCTGGACAAGAAAACAGGCCAAGTCGTTTATCGGGTGCAGCCCATTGCCGCGGAAGACGCAGACTTCACTGTTTCAGCCAAGCAGGGCGGCAAGGTGGTGCGGGTAATCATGAACCGCCACAACCCTGCTGCCGTGCGGCTGGCTGCTGCCATGCGCAACCTTGACGGCGAGAAAATGGGCCATCTGGTGCAATGGCTTTCGACCGCCACACGATTCCTTTCCGCGATCAACACCAGCTTCAACCCGGAGTTCGTTGTGTCGAACGCGCTGCGCGACCTTGAAACAGGCTTGGCGCTGTCGGGCCAGTTTGACGTAAAGGGCCTGAGCAAGAAGATCCTGAAAAGCTGGATCCCGGCAATCGTCGGTGCCGAGCAAGGCGCGTTCAAGCGCGGCGACAGTGAGTGGAAGCGCTGGTTTGATGAATATACGGCAGCTGGCGGGCGCGTCTATTTCAACACCATGGACGATGTGAAGGACACGCGGAAGAAGTTGCAGCGCATGTTCAAAGAAGCTGGCCCGGGCATGCACCCGCTCAAGCCGCTGCGGGCCTTGGGCGATACCATCCAGAAGGTCAACCTTGGTGTGGAAAGCGCCATCCGCCTTTCCTTGTACCGGCACCTGCGCGAGAACGGCTTTAGCAAGGACCGTGCGGCAGTGGCTGCCAAGGAGCTGACAGTAAACTTCAACCGCAAAGGCACCATGGGCCCAACCCTCAACGCCTTTTACATGTTCTATAACGCAGGCATTCAGGGCACGTTCACGCTGCTGACCGCCGCAAAGCGTAGCAGAAAGGTGCGTCAAGCGCTGGGCGGCTTGGTGGTGGCCGGCGCGTTCCTTGAGGTCTGGAACCAGCTGTTCAGCCCGGAAGATGACGACGGCGAAAAAGCCTATGACAAGCTGTCTGAGTTTGAAAAGTCGCGCAACTTCATCTTCTATATTCCGGGTTCCGACCGCCCGATTGAGTTTCCTGCAGGCTACGGCCTGAACTTCTTCCTGCATGCCGGGCGTGCGAGCGTGGAGGCAGCAAGCGGCAAGGATCCACTTGAAGTGCTGGCCAACCTCAGCGTGACCGGCCTTGAGGCCTTCAACCCGATCGGCGGTGCTGGCAGCGTGATCAAGCAACTGTCGCCTACGGTCATTGATCCGCTGGTGGAGCTTGAGCTGAATGAAGACTTTGCCGGGCGCCAGATCTACCCGAACTCGCCCTTTGACGACTTCACGCCTGACAGCCAGAAATCATTCGCGAGCGTCAGCCCATTCGCGGAAGCAATGGCAGAAGGCTTGAACGAGTTGACGGGCGGCAGCAAGATCGAGCCAGGCGCGATTGACGTGAGCCCCGAATCCATCGAGCATCTGTTTACTTTCGTGACGGGTTCCTCTGGCCGCTTCTATCAGCGGCTGGCAGATCTGCCGATGAAGCTTGTTGATCCCACCAAGGATGTTACGGAAAACGACATTCCCTTCCTGCGCAAACTGGTTGGCCCGAGCGATTTCACGTGGAAAAACCGCGAACGCTTCTATGAGCGCACCGAAGCGATAGAGCGTGCCTGGACATACTTCAACGACTACCGCAAGGCAGGCGACACCGAAAGCGCAACTGAGTTTCTGGAAGAGAACCGCGACCTGCTGGCGCTGCGGGATCTGTCGCGCAAAGTGAAGCGGGATCTGTCGAAGCTGCGCCGCGTGCGCCTTGCCCTGCAGGAATCGAAAGAAACGGGTTCAGTTTCGATTGACGACTATGCAGCGCGCCTTCAACCTGTCAGGGATGCGGAAAAGAACTTGATCAACAGCTTCAACAAAGCATACGTTGAGCGGATCTTGAACAAGGACGGTGACTGAATATGGCCTTGACCGGCGCCTTACTGTTTTACGGCATGCCCCTGCTTGTCTGGGTCATTGGCTTCGGCTACCTCATCCACAAGCGGGATCTGTCGCCTGATACAGCTTTTCAGGTTGCCCTGGCTGGCGCCATATGGGTTATTGCAGTCCCATGGTGGCTTTTCTCCTATTGGAGACACCGCAGAGCGAGAACAAACGAGGGGCCATAGGCTCCTTTTTTTATGCCCGTCCGGCTGCTAAAATGGCCTTCTCCAAGAGGTTGATCGCAGCCGCCTCGCTCGTCTCCCCCGTAGAGCCAAGAGCAGCGCAGCATTTTTTAGAAAGGTAGAGCCTTAGCCACGCGAGAAGGGCGCCCGAGAGGGTGCCCTTTACTGTGCGTTCTTTGGCTGTGTCTGCAGGATGATCTGGAACTTGTGGTAGCCGCAGCTGCATTTGAACGGCAGGGCATAGGGATCTGCAGCGGGCCCATATCGTTCAATCAAAAGCCAGACGTTGAACTCTTTGCGCCGGTCGCACCCTGGGCGGCTGCAGTAGACGGTGAAGTCCGGCAGCATCCTTTCAGAGATATTTTTCAGTGTTGTTGGCAT